CCAGCGCACATTTACATCAATGGCAACGATACTCCAACAGGCTATCGCGCTTTAAGCAAAGCAAACGGAATGGTCGATCTCATCCCAGCATAATTTTATGGAACCACTAACATTCTTAATTCTCTTCACCGTGTGCATCACCTCGGCATTCGTCGGGGGCTACGTCCTCGGCAACCTCAAGGCAACTTGCGAGTCAGAACAAACTCGCAGATGGTGGATGAACCGCCAGATCAAACGGGAGCGCCGTTAATGACCGCTGAGGAATTACATGACGCCGAATGCGAGTTCACCCGCAGCCTTCTGTGCGGAATGATTCAGCAGGCCGTTGCCGACCTACAAAGCGAGAAGGTCTTTCAAAGCAAACAACTCAACGAGGCTCAAGAACTCGACCGAGAGTCGGCAATTCACTTCATCAAAAGCAAAGCATTCCAAGGCATTTGCGACGTCTTAGCACTCCCAGCCGACAAAATCAAAACAAGGGCATTAAAAAATGATAATCTCACTAGACCCAGGAACGACTCACACCGCGTTCGTGCAATACGACCAAGCAAAGATACATGACCACGGTCACCTTCCGAATGCCGAAATACGTCAGATTCTTATCGGTCGCGAATACGACCGTTGCGCCTGCGAGATGATCGCCAGCTACGGCATGGCAGTGGGCGCAAGCACCTTTGAAACGTGCGTATGGATCGGACGCTTTATCGAAGTGGCTAGGGTGGACGTGGAATTAATCTTTCGTAAAGACATCAAACTTTTTCTCTGTGGCACAATGCGAGCAAAAGACGCCAACGTGCGCCAAGCATTACTCGATCTCATCGGGCCGCAGGGAACAAAAGCCCAGCCGGGGCCAACATACGGCATAAAGTCCCACTCGTGGGCGGCACTCGCTGTGGCCGTATTCGCAGCACAACAAAAAGGAAAATAGAAAATGAAAATAACTAAAGGAAAGCAACAGCGCGCCCAGCGTGTCGTCATCTACGGCGTTGAGTCCGTAGGAAAATCAACATTCGCGGCCAAATTTCCCAAGCCGCTGTTCTTGGACATCGAGGGCGGCACTAGCCACCTGGATGTGGATCGTTGCGAGATCGGAACGTGGAAACAGTTAACGGATGCGTTAACAGAAGCTAAGGCGACCGACTATCAAACGATTGTCATCGACAGCGCGGATTGGGCAGAGCGCCTATGTGTCGAAGACCTGTTGGCTACCAGCAAGAAAACCAGCATTGAGGATTTCGGCTTCGGTAAGGGGTGGGTTATGGTCGCAGAGCGCATGAGTCGGATGCTGTCATCCATTGACCAGTTGATCGACTCCGGAAAGAACGTCGTCATGATCGCGCACAGCAAGATCGTGCGCTTTGAAGCACCGGATGCGCTCGCAGCATACGACCGCTATGAACTGAAGCTATCCAAACAAAGCTCACCACTACTCAAGGAATTCGCGGACGAACTCTGGTTTTTGAGATTCAAAACCAAAGTATCGACAAGCGACAGCGGCAAGGGCAAAGGCATCGGCGGAAAGGAACGCATCCTGTTAACAACGCACTCAGCAGCCTACGACGCGAAGACGCGAAGCGGACTAGCTGAAGAGTTGCCGCTAGAGTGGGCATCGGTCGCGCACTTGTTCGAGGTCGTTTCAACTAAACAGCCAGAGCATATCCTTAACGCCAAGAATGTCATCGGATGGCAAGCACGGCTCGCAGAGCATGAAGGCGCGGTAAATCAGTTTTTGATAGGGCGCGGCGTGCTTACGTCAGAACAGACTTGGCGCGACTGCGCTCCTGAGTATCTGCACCGTGTTGCACTTCGCGTGGATCAGTTTGTTAACACGGCTGTCGAGTGGAGAAAGGCGAATCAATGAGCAAAGAGATATCACCATCATCCCTACCCAAGCTCGCCGAATGCGCTCTATTCGAGGGCGCAGGCGGCACGAGTTCAGCGGCGGAGCGCGGAACGGCAGTCGACGTTGCGATCCGCAACTTGATCTCGGCAGAACATGACGTTGCAATCGTAGGCGAAGACGCCGGAGCTATCGCCTACGGAGTCGAGGAACTGACACGCCTTGCAAAAGGATCGTTCGTGGAGACTCGCGAAGAGTATCTTGCGATGGCAGTCCCTGGACTCTCGAAGCTCGGCACGGCTGACGCGGTCTGCAAGGCGGAGAAGTGGGTCGCAGATATAAAAACGGGACAGCTCAGAAATTACAGAGATCAGTTGATGGCCTACAGTCTGGCGTGTATGGAAGATAATTTCGACACGTCATGGACAGCGCACGTTGTATACGTCGATCAAAAGTTAATCCGTAGCTACGAGTTTACCTACGAGGAGGCCAAGCAAGGCACTCAACGCACAATAGACCGCGCAACAAGCGCGGAGGCGAAGCCGACGCCTTGCGAGTATTGCAGTTGGTGCAAGCACTACGATAATTGCCACGCCATCGTGCGGCAGGCTGAGAGTGCTATCGCGCTAATTCCAGACATCAACGGCAACAGCATCGATGCGATCCGCCAGCGAATACTTGCAACTGCCGAGAGCATGGGAGCATTTGCGAAAGAGTGGAAGCTGGCCGAAAAGGAGATCGCCGAGCCGGTGCTCGGTCACCTTAAAACGAGACTCGAAAACGGAGACGAAGTGCCCGGATGGAAACTAAACAGCATGAGCGGACGTAAGTTCGTGGAAGCTGAAGCTATCGCTAAAGCCTCGGAAGGTATCACAAAAGAGACACTAATACTCGCCCTTGGCGGTAAGATGTCAGAAAAGAGTTATCTCGAACTCTGCGCCAATAACGGCGTAGAGCCAGATACAACAGCAGTAAAAACCGGAGCACATTCGCTCCAACTCAGACAAACAAAAATAAAATAGAAAATACAAATGCCAACATATAAAGCATCAGAACCAAAGCAGGCCGCAATTTACTACGTCGAGCCTGGAACATACGAAGTGGAAATCATTAAGGCCGTCGAGAAGACTTCCCAAGCCGGAAACCCTACCATCAAACTTGACGTTGCCGTTATCCTTGAAGGCGGCGTAGAAGGGCCGAAGATGTGGGAACATCTCACGTTCACTCCCAAGGCGGCGTGGAAGGTTGATCAAGTGCTGTCTAGCATCGGTCGTGCAGTCATCCCAGGCGAAGACGTCACGGTGGAAGCCGAAGATTTGATCGGGGAAAAAGGCGTTTGCGTCATCGGAGTTGAACCAGGTCAGACCAATCCAGATCACCAGTTCAACTGCGTGGAGCGTTGGTTATTCGGAGACGAAAAAGCCAAGTGGCTCGGCAACAGGCGCAAGCCAGCGGCCAAGCAGGACAAGCACATTGTCGCCAAAAGCAACGGCTATGTTGCACAACCCGCCGAAACTGACGATATTCCATTCTAAGAAATGAACGGATCTCTCTCGCTCCGGTTGGTCATCTGTATGAATGACTGCCCTATTGGGCTTAGGTTGGAAAGGGGCGATCCGCTACCGGTCTACCAGCACACATACGACGACTCGCCGGAGGGGAGAGCACTCGCAGAAAACCACCTAGAAAGAATATCAGATTATGTTCGACGGCATCACAAGACTACTAAATCTTACAAGACTTGTTAAAGAACAAATGGCTGATCTTGAATTACTCGTGGACTTATTAAACATTCGCATCGAGTCGCTAACCGAAGAAAACAATCGACTCGTAAAAGAAAATAAGGCGCTTCGCCAATTCCTATCAGGACAAGATGAATGACCAAATGCAACACTGGAAAGGCTATCCGCTACGCTGTTGGCCGAACCATCAAGACGACTGCTACCGGTGGGATTGGGAAATCCTAATCGACGGAACTTGGCTTGAGGTTGTAACTCAGTCAACGCGGTGGATCGAGGAGGAGGCCGAGGAGACGCTTCAGCGTTATTTCGAAAAAAAGAAAACATGACTTACTTATTACAGGAAGATTTTTTTGATTTATCTGAATTTACAAGGAATGAAGAAAATTCAAAAGGAAACCAAAATTGTGATATTGGAACAATATCTGAGCTTCAATTTATGGTTGAAGCAGCAAAGAATGGATTCACTATATTTACGCCTATTGGACACAGCCAAAAAGCAGATGTTGTGGTCTGGAAAAAGCCTAATAAGCCAATTTCAGTTCAGATCAAAAAGGGATTATTTGAAAGTTCTGGAAATTGGAAAATATCAACATCATCAAAGAAACCATCGTGCATGGCGAATAAAGGAGAAAAAGGTTCACTTTATACAAATTATGTTGATGGCGACTTTGACGTATTAGCTGCACATATTGTCGAAAGCGGATGTTGGGCGCTTTGGAGATTAAAGGATATAGCAGGTCAATCTTCAATACGTTGGGATGGTAGCCCAAAAAATAACTTTGAACTACTTGAGCACATCAAATGATCCTATCACCTGACTTCTGCGACCATTACAAGACTAAAATCCTGCTACGCCTAGCAGGTCACGCAGGCGTGTTCTCGCTATTGAAGCTCTGGTCGCAATGCCAGTTTCGTAAATGCGAACGCATAGAAAAGCCAGCGGAGATCGTAGCAGCGATAGCAGACTGGGAAGGAGACCCAATGCAACTCGAAAATGCGCTCATCGAAAGCGGCTACGCAAGGCGCGAAGGAGATGCACTTGTCTTGCACCAATGGCAAGACCAGAATAAGAAATTGTTCGCGAATTATCGCAACGGCAAAAAGGGAGGCCGTCCAAAAAGTGAAGCTCCAAAGCCTATAAAAAAGCCAGCGGGAATGCGTCTGTAAATAACCCAAATGAAACCCAACGATAACCCAAATGAAACCCAACACGAACCATAGGTGGACTAGATAGATAGAATATCTATCTTCTAACGAAGATAGATAGGCTTCGCCTCTCTCGCTTAAGGCGAGAGGCGAGCCATCCAGAAACAAAAAGAAAGGAAAAGATGGCAATTTTAAAACGAGAAGAAACAGCAAACACAAGGTCGGCAGTACCAACAGCCCCGAGCGCGGAAAAGGCCGCGATCTCGATCATCCTTCAGAACTACGAAGTTCTCGACGCTGCGAAGTGGGACGCCGATCTGTTCTTCGAACATTCCAACAGAGCTTTGCTGTCGGCGGCCAAAGAATGCCACAACGAAGGCTACAAGTCGGACATCTTCCGACTCCAGGCGGTGCTCGAAGAAAAGGGATCGATCTTCGACGTGGGTGGGTATCACGGCGTGACTGAAGCATTCACGGCATATCCGACAGGGGACGCTGTCGCGGCCTTAGACTTCCGAAAGGACTTACTCAAAGCCCGCCGGTATCGCAAGGCGATGGCAAAGCTGGCCGAGAGCAGGGATGACATCCGAGAAATGCGAGCAGACCTGAACGGCATCGCTCAACACCTAGCGGACTCGGATGAGGAACAAATTGGCGCCGCATCGCTCAAGCAACAATGCAATGACCTACTGACCGAGCTACTCAAAACAACGCCACCGGAACGATTCACCACTGGCGTGAATGGGCTGGACGAAAAGATCAACGGCGGATTTGAGCGTGGGACGCTCGCTGTCTTCGCTTCGGAGACTTCGGGCGGTAAGTCTATTGCTTTGCTCCAAACTGCCCTGCACGGGGCTTTAAACGCCAAGAATGGGGTCATCTTCAGCCTAGAGATGAGCGCAACACAGGTAATCGGGCGTCTAGTCGCCGCGCAGAGCGGATGGCGTTGCGTCTCCGCATACGAGAAACCGAGCCAGCCGCACGTCAACGGCATGAAACTCGGCATCGCGGACATATCGGCACTACCGATCACTATCCACGACCAAGTATCGGACATCGATACTATCGAGTCGATATGTCGCCAACTCAAGCGAACCGGCCTTGATTGGGTGGTGGTCGATTACATCCAGCTATGTTCGCCGTCAGCGGACAGCAAGAGCGAAACACGCGAACAACAGGTCAGCGAAGTCGTGCGCCGTCTTAAGCTCATGGCGTTGCATTTAAATGTTTGCGTTCTCACGGCATCTCAATTAAACGACAAGGGCGAGCTACGCGAGTCGCGGGGCATCGGTCATCACGCGGACTACGTCCTGCACATCGATCACGCGAACCATCCCGACATCGAAATTAAACTTATGAAAAACCGAAACGGAGAACGTCACGTCTCCGCTCCGGTGCTAATGCAAGGCGGCATCAGCCGCTTTGTCGATAGGGTGACGAAATAGAAAGAAAAATGAATGAGCTACACTTATTTGCAGGAGCAGGGGGAGGAATACTTGGTGGCATCCTTCTCGGACATACCACCGTCTGTGCTGTCGAGATTGAACCTTACTGCCGAAAAGTATTACACCAAAGACAACGAGACGGCATCTTTCCAAAGTTCCCAATCTGGGATGATGTCTGCACCTTCGACGGCAAGCCGTGGAGAGGAAAGGCCGATGTCGTCTGCGGAGGATTTCCTTGCCAAGACATATCAAGCGCAGGGGGGGGGCAGGAATTGATGGGGAAAGAAGTGGTCTATGGAAACAAATGGCTAGAATCATTGGTGAAATACGACCTCGATACGCATTCATGGAAAACTCACCGTTGCTTGTGGAGCGAGGACTTGCTGTGGTTATCAGTGACCTTGCCGAAATGGGGTATGACGCATCGTGGGGAGTTATTGGAGCGAATAATGTTGGAGCAAACCACTACAGAAAAAGGATATGGATTTTGGCCTACCCCAGTAGCATCCGAATGCAGAGACACATGGTCAAAACCGGAATCTCTCGCAAAGTTATACAAGGGGGATCGGGTAGCAAGATTTCTCTGCAAGAGTTGGCTGACATCCAATTCAATGCCAGAGAGGATAGCGTTAAACCCTTGTTGGCAAGAAGAGAGGATGATGTGGCCGATAGGTCAAAGCGCATTAAAGCCATTGGCAACGGACAAGTTCCGCTTGTGGCTGCAACAGCATGGAGAATTCTTGGAGGAGAATAAAGACGAAATGACCTAACAACTTTTGCAGGCGAAGATACGTGGATGTTTGGACGCCTGCAAATACGCCACTGTTTTTCTCGGTAGGAGCGGCAGACCGCGCCTTTTATTCAGAGCCAAAAAACGAGAAACTATTTGCAAAAGAAAAAAACTATGCGAAAAAAAGTATTCGATGCACGACTTGACGCGAGACGCAGCGGAATACGACGAGGCTTCCTACACTCCCGACTTTTATTCGTTCGACGATCCGACGGCCGGTCACGCTTTCCGCATGACGGCCTATCGCGAAGCATCGGAGAAGCTCTTAGTTGTTCTGAACAAAACGATCAGCTTCTTAGCGGAGCATGGCTACTCCAGAAGCAAAACGCTCTGGGGCGTTGCATTCGCGCTTGGGCATCCGCTCACGGCAGGTATGTCAATGTTGGAAGCAGGACGAGAACTAGGCTGCACAAAACAGGCCATCAGCAAAATAGCAATGGACTTTCTCGACACGACAGGCCTACCGCCTAGCACATCTTTAAAAAGCGAGGAAGCACGCAACACCTACCGAAAAACAAACACAAACAAATATGGAACCAAACGAAATCACGGCACTAACCCTGCCAGTCATTGAAACAGAGATACGCGCCGCATACACCGAGGCCAACGCCCTAGCAGTAACAGCCAAAGGTAACGCACGCGCTGCGGTCTTACGCATGGCAGACTGCGGCCAGATGCTTATGGTCGCCAAAGACCATGTGCGCGGCAACCGCAACGAATGGCTTGCATCGCTCGGCATCGACCCAGACAAAGCAGCCAAGGCCATACACCTAGCACGCAACCGTGATCAGCTGGAGCTTGATCTATGGCCTGCCGACATGGCTAAGCTCGGCGCACAGATGCTGGGCATCCTTCCGCCTCCAGGTTCATCGGGCCGAGAGGAGAACGACCCAGAACGAACCACGGGCGCAAGCACTCATTGGCTGACGTATGCAGGCAAGCTGCAACGCTCGTTCACGGACTTGTTCACGCGCAAGCCGGTGGAGCAATGGCGTGCGGATGAGCGTGAATCTTTGCGCGTTTCGCTCAAGCCTATCGTGGACATTTACCAGAAACTGCTTTGAGAAAAAACT